GGGAAACCGAAGATTGACGAGACGATCCTCAAGTCAATGGATTTTTCAGAAGCAAAGCCCTTGGTGGATTACTTAACAATCTCCAAGCGTCTTGGGCAACTGGCTGAAGGCAAGGAGGCGTGGCTCCGCTGTGTAGAGAATGGCAGGATTCATGGTCGGATAAACACCAACGGAACTGTGTCGGGCCGGTGTTCGCATTCTCGCCCGAACGTCTCTCAGGTTCCCTCTGTCTCATCCCCCTATGGATCTGAGTGCAGAGCCTTGTTCCTTCCTGATGATGGGCATGTCCTTGTGGGGGTGGACGCAAGCGGCTTGGAACTCAGGATGCTGGCCCACTACCTCGCGTACTTCGATGGTGGTGCGTATGCCAAGCAGGTGTGTGAAGGCGACATCCACACCACGAACATGGAAGCCGCCGGGTTGGAAAATCGTAACCAAGCGAAGCGATTCATATATGCGTGGTTGTATGGTGGTGGTGATAATTTGATTGGAGAGATCATTGACGGTGGAGCGCGTGAGGGGAAGCAGATCAAGAAGCGGTTCATGGATCGCCTTCCTGCATTCAAGAAACTGAAGAAGCACATTGAGAAAACTGTAGATGCCAAAGGGCACCTCCACGGTCTCGACGGGCGTGTCCTGCCGGTTCGCTCAAAGCACTCTGCTCTGAACTTGTTGCTGCAATCTGCCGGTGCGGTGGTAATGAAGGAAGCCACCAAACAGTTACTCCAGAAGCCATTGCATGTGGATCTTCGGGAAATCCACCAGGTAGCCCACATCCACGACGAGATTCAGCTTAGTGTTCATCCAAGTGTTGCGGAAGAGACAGGGAAGATTGCTGTGGAGTCCATCAGAGCGGCTGGTGAGACTCTCAATCTCAAAGTCCCTCTCACTGGAGAGTACAAAATTGGAGCAAACTGGAGTGAAACACACTGAAGAAGATCTTGCGTATGCTGCTGGATACTTAGATGGCGAGGGGTGCTTCAAGTTCACCAACGGAACCCCTGAAGTCTGTGTTGAGAACACCTATGTTCACACCTTGGGATGGTTATCAGAGATGTTCGGAGGGGCTTGCCGTGCTAAAACTAAACCAGAGAACCCTAAGTGGCGTCAAGCGTTCGCGTGGCACGCCACAGGGGACAACGCCAGGAACTGTATCAAGGCAGTTCTCCCATACCTTCAAGAGAAACTTCCACAAGCTAAGATACTTCTGGAGATCTCCGCGTACCCTCCTCGCTCACACAAACGAGCCCAACTCTGTGAAGAACTCCGCAAACTGAAACGGATTGAATACGAATGGACCCACTTGAATACATCGAAACCTCCGCATTACTCAAAGAACTCCAGAAGCGGTTTGATGACTCAATCTTCATCGCCACCGCGAAGATGACAGGGGACGCGGAGGATATTGTTCTCTCACTTAATGGTTCTTATCACTCGGTTCTTGGACTTTCAATGGTGGCTAGGATGGCCGCAGAAGCTGGAGACGGATCTCATGCTGACGACACTACTGATTGACGGGGATATTCTTCTCTACCGAGAAAGTTCTGCGGTAGAAGAGGCATTTGATTGGGGGGATGATGTTTGGACTTTGACTGGGGATGCTGCGGCAGCAAAGCAAGCTGTAGACGTTTGGATCGCTCGACACAAAGAATTGCTTGGAGCTGATAAAGTTATCATCACCCTGACTGGACCAGAGAACTGGCGGAAAGATGTCCTGCCAACCTACAAGAATAACCGGAAAGGCACGCGGAAGCCTATGGTGTTCCCTGCTCTTCGTGACTATTGCCGAGGGACCTACAGGACCATCGAGTTCAACAACCTTGAGGCGGACGATGTGATGGGTCTGCTCGCAACTGGGGGGCTGAAAAGGATTGATGGGAAGAAGATCATCGTCTCTGAAGACAAAGACATGAAGACGATCCCTGGATATTTATACAACCCAAACCATGCAGAGGAGGGCATTCAATGCCTGAGCAAAAAACAAGCGGACCTCAATCATCTGTCCCAAGCCCTGACGGGGGACAGTACAGACGGATACTCGGGGTGCCCCGGCGTCGGCCCCAAGACAGCGGAGAAGATACTGAAGCAGGGGACTTGGGAGGAAGTGTTGGGAGCGTACGCGAAAGCGGGGCTGACGGAGGCGGATGCACTGGTTCAAGCGAGGGTCTCTCGGATATTGAGAAGGGGGGAGTTCAGTCCAAAGAGGCAGAAGGTAAAATTGTGGAACCCCAAATGACCCGAGAGGGATACCTAGATTTTCACCGTGGGATGTGCCGGGAGGCCCTCTCCCTAAGTGTGAGGAAGAACCGAGATTACACTGGGAAGGAAGATGATAAACCCTTTGCGAACTTCCAGAGGTGTGAGGCGATGGGCATCACAACTACCGAGAAGGGGTTCCTGGTTCGTCTCACTGATAAGTTCTCTCGCCTCAGTACCTTCTGTGAAACAGGATCCTTTCAGGTTGCAGATGAATCCTTGAGGGACACTTTGCTCGATCTCATCAACTACACCATCCTACTGGGGGCCTATGTGCAGTCCAAGAAGGAGGCGAATGGTGAATAAAGAGCATGTATATGAAAGGCCCCCGCCGATTTCTGTTGAATTGGTTCAGTGGCTTGAGCAGCAGTTCCCACTGAAGAGCCCTGATCTCAATCAACACGAGCGAGCGATCTTTCACCAAGTCGGCCAAAGATCAGTTGTTGACCACCTCGCCGCAATTCACAAAGAACAATCTGAGAATGTTCTGGAGCGATAGATATGTGTATTGAACCATTTACTTCGATTTTTTCTTCCCCAAGTCCCCCACCCCCACCGCCACCGCCACCCCCACCGCCACCACCACCAGAGAAGATGGCTGAAACAGCCGCTTCTCCAGGCAGAGGTCTGGCAAGGCGAGAAGGTCGGGCGAGCCGATCAAGGCGTAAGGGTGTTTCGGGTCTGAAGATCAGAATGGATAACGTGGGTTCAGGAACTGGTGTGGGTGGAGCTTATTAGATGGATAGTGCTAAAGGTCTCTACACAAAACTGGAGACCCAAAGGTTCTCGTTCCTTGAACGTGCCAGAGATTGTTCTCGGCTGACACTGCCCACGGTGATCCCAGATGAGGGGCACAGTTCGTCGCAGAAATTTGTAACTCCTTATCAGGGGGTGGGGGCTCGGGGGGTGAATAACCTCGCTTCCTCATTGCTCCTCAGCCTTCTCCCCCCCAATGCCCCATTCTTCCGGCTGGTCCTTGATGATCAAGCCTTGAAGCAAATAGAGGGCATCCCAGAAATTAAGACGGAAATTGAGCGGTCACTATCAGATATTGAGAAGGCTGTTATGAAGGAGGTGGAGACGAACAATGTTCGCGTCTCCCTCTTTGAAGCCCTCAAGCATCTCATCATCTCAGGTAACTGTTTAATGCACTTCCCCTCAGATGGTGGGGTGCGGGTCTTCCCCCTTGCGAGGTACTGCGTTGAGCGGGATCCTATGGGGAACCCCCTAAAGATTGTTACGAAAGAATGTGTCGCCCCAGCAGCTCTACCTGAAGAGATTAAGGGTGCTGTTGGAGCCATATCACCAAACACCGATGGATCGGTAGACCTGTACACTTGCATACACAAACGCATGGACAAGAAGTGGGAGGTCTACCAAGAAGTCGGTGGAACTGAAATTCCAGGTTCTCGTGGTACATACGCAGAAGACAAGATGCCCTTCCTCCCACTTAGGATGTATAAGGTTGAGGGTGAGAACTACGGAAGAGGGTATGTGGAGCAATACTTAGGGGACCTCCGCTCATTAGAGGGATTGACCCAAGCCATTGTGGAAGGTGCTGCGGCTGCTTCCAAGATTCTGTTCATGGTCTCACCAAATGGCACAACTCGTGCGAGAACACTTGCGAAGAGTCCCAATGGGGCCATCGTTGAAGGGAGTGCCCAAGATGTTACGGTTCTACAAAGTCAGAAAAGTGCGGACCTCTCTATCGCGGCGGGTACGGCTCAGACGATTACAGATCGGCTTGCGTATGCGTTTCTCCTTACGGAAGGGACCATCCGGCAAGCCGAACGAGTAACCGCTGAAGAAGTCCGCCTGGTTACCCAGTCGATTGAGCGGCAACTCGGTGGGGCGTTCTCCCTGCTTTCACAGGAACTTCAACTTCCGCTGGTAAACAGGATGATGGCGAACCTTCAGAAGAAGAAGAAACTTCCAAAACTCCCGAAGAAATACATCTCACCTGCTATCATCACAGGCATCGAGGCGTTGGCTAGAGGATCGGACCTCAACCGTCTCGACTTCTTCTTGCAAGGTATGGCCCAGACTGTGGGCCCAGAGGCGATTGCTCAGTATGTCCACCTCGGTGAATACATCAAACGACGCGCAACTGCTCTTGGTATCGACACCCAGGGTCTCATCAAGACTGAAGAAGAAATGATGATGGAAATGCAACAAGCCCAGCAGGATGCTGTGGTTCAACAATACGGTGGTCAGGTGATGGGGATTGCGGATCAACAGTTCCGTGAGTCTCAGAAGGCCGAAGCTGACGTAGCCAAGGAGATGGTAAAGAATGGCTGAACAACGAGTACAAATGGAGATGGGTGTCACAGGCCCAGAAGCACCAACCGAGGAGGTAAGTGATTCACAAGAGCAGGTATCGGAACGACCAGAGTGGCTACCAGAGAAGTTTGAATCTCCAGAGGCCCTCGCAAACGCCTATGGTGAATTGGAATCCAAAATGGGAACCAATCAGCCCATTGAATCTGCTCCCGAGTCCGTTGATGCTATTACTGAATCCACCGGGATGTCCTCTGAAAATCTTGCGGAGTACACTAAGGAGTTCTCTGAGTCTGGTGAACTCTCTGCTGATTCTTATGAGAAGATCCAGAAAGACTGGGGCGTCCCTGAGAATGTGGCCCGTGCGTATGTGGAAGGTCAGAAGGCGTTGATCTCTCAAGCTCAAGAAACCATCTTCAACGAAGTTGGGGGACAAGAGCAGTATGGTGAGATGATCGAGTGGGCAAAAGAAAACCTCTCTGAAGAAGAAGTCACCTCCTATGATCGGACGATGGACTCCGGGGATATGAATGCGGCAACGATGGCTGCTCGTGGTCTAGCGGCACGTTACGCCCAAGCCACTGGAAGCAACCCCAGTCTTCTTAAAGGCACTGCTCCATCCACTAAGGGTGGCAATCCGTTTCGTTCGTGGAATCAAGTATCTGAAGCGATGCGAGACCCACGTTACTCTAAGGATCCTGCGTTTCGTCAAGAGATTCAGGATCGTCTCGCAATCTCTCAACTTTGAGGTGATCAATGAAACCTGGAATTAAAACTACTGAGTTCTGGCTCGCTGCTGCTGCCACCGTTGTTGGTGGTCTCATGGCGTCTGGAGTCATCGCAGAGGATAGCGGTCTTGCTAAGGTCATTGGCATTGCTGCATCCGCTCTGGTGGCTCTTGGATACACAGGTGCGCGGCTTGCACTGAAGAAGAAGGTCAGCTGAGAATGTGGGCTGCCATCATGGCTGCATTCTCTTCAATCTTTAAAGTATTTCTAGAACTCATCATGGAGAAGGCGAATGAACCGACTCTCGCAAACGATGCCCCTGAAGTGCCTAAGCGTTATCGTGATGCTTGGGCTGAGCGGGTGCGAAAGTTCAAGAGTCGTCTTCGTCCCTGAAAGTGATGGATTAGTAAGGCTTGGCCCTGGAATACGGGGTCATGTCTATTTCTGGAATGGTTCCTCATGGGAACTTTCCGGTAACGAGGTAGACCTCCCTGAAGGGTGGTTTGCTGGTGACGTTCAAGTGGATATTCAACCAACTGACTGACGCGGCCCTCTGCGGGGGACAACCGGACTGATCGGGTTAGGAACTGAAGCCATCGAATAACG